ATGTTCGCGCTGGTACTTTTTGTTTGCTATCTGGACGCTGGCTGTGAAGATATTGTTGTTGACGTTTACAACACGGAACAGCAGTGCATCTACTCAATGGACGATCAACGGATCCGCCACGGTGGCTGCTTTCCTGTTGAGGATTTTATTGATGGGTTCTGGCGGCCCGCACAGGAGTACAGTAACTTTTAGTTACTGGAGTTGTTCCACCGTGAGTGTCCCTCCGAAGACGGCGCCGGTGTCTATATAATGCAAGTTTCCAATATCTACACGATGAGGTAATGGCGTATGGCCAAACCAGAAATGGTCAGCACCGCTAATTCCCTGCCCTTTTTGGCCTTCACGTAATCGCGAACGACTCCACAATACCTGGTGCAAATCGACTTCCTTTTGCCATTGATAAATGTCGTCTGGATAATCAGCATGGGCAATAACATGTTTGCCCGTGCAACTGTTTAATTCAAGAATAAAAGGCAAATGCTGGCATTTTTCGAGTGCCCTTTCTGCTTGCTTCTGTTGTTTATCTGTCAGCGCAGCAAACCAGTCGCCACCGTTCATATACCATAAAGACATCTGCTGCGCGGCCAGTGCATCTATCGCCATCTGCTCATGATTACCTCTTACCGCTCTAACCCAGCGTTGCTCCAGTAGTTGAAGACAACGCAAACTCTCCGGACCACGATCAATAACATCACCTACCGAGATCAATAAGTCTTGCCACGGGTCAAAACGGCAGTGCCATAATTTGATACGCAGTAGCCCAAGGCAGCCATGAATATCCCCTACCAACCAGATATGTCGCCAATGGCTGCCATCAATTTTCTGATAGGTGCGGCCTGCCTCTTTCATCAATTTTTTACTCCCGCGCAGAAGGTCACATTATTTTAACATAAATGTTAAAAAAGGCTGGACTGAAGCAGTAGAGTGTGTGTTATGGTTGATTGTGAAGTCAGCACAGGGAAAACAGTGATGTATTCATCCGTTGGCTTTATAGATAAAAAGAGACCGAATACGATTCCTGTTTTCGTCAATAAGCAACAAAAGCTTTTAGAATCAATGCATTAAATAAATTTATACTCATCTTTTAATCCCTGACACGTACCATTACATATTAATGCATTCAATTAGTTACCATTTTTTTCGAGTTTTTTAGAGAAATTTTCGGGAATATTTCAGGTCAATCCATGCATACACAAGCAATCCCTGTATTGAATAATTCCGTAGCAATTATGTAAAATCACCTCCGGCTGATTTTCATTCAAACTCGCGCTATCGAACGTCCATCAGCCAGCCGTGGCACGTTCTTGCATACGACGTGCTACGGTTTCATTCATCTCCGAGCGGAAACTTCTTATACAAAGTCGATACGCCAACATCATAGATGATCGCCGCCTTCTGGCGATGAACTCCTGATGCAATTAGCCACCCAGTCTACGCCTCTGGCAGTTCAGGCCAGATGACATCTGGCGCGGTGCTGGTATCTGTTGCTGTCACCGCGTCAATGTAATCCAGCACAGCGTTTAATCGGGTTGTTTCTACCTGCGTCAGTTTACGTCCGGCCTGTAATTTCAACTGAATCAGACTAATGGAAGCCATAGCAGCATCAATCAGTAACTGGCGCTGTGCTTCTGCCGCTTCTACTGCGGCACTGTGTTGTGCCTCGGTGTCTGTCACCCATTTCTCACCATCCCATTTATCGTATGGCGTTAACGGGGCCATAGTGGTTGTATTTTCAGGATAATCACCCGGATCTGTGATTTCTTTCGATTCTCCTGTTTCGGTGCTATAGACGATTTCGCCGCGATGGTCTGGCACATATTCCCACGAATTTAAATTCACAGAACGACAGATTGCATAACCAGCTTTGTATGCGCCAGGAGCATCTAAACAGGAACATTCCGGAATGCCGACACCAACGGCAAGATATTCAGTTGATGCGGAAATATATTCTCGTGTTTCACCATCATAATTATAGACAGTAATATTCCCTGCCTTCGTGGCAATAAGCTCACTATTTAAGACAGCTTTATCCATTATGCAGCCCTCACTATATAGTTAAATGCAATATTGCGTGCACGTGTTTCCGCTGATGTTCTGGCAACACGTGATGCATCAAAATAATAATTCGCCTGTTTATATGCACCACCTGTCGCAAGTGATGCGAGATTTGGTGTCAATACTGAAGATGTAAATACGCCGACAGCACTATTATTTGGCCCCGCAGTCATATCCAAAAAGCTACCTGTAATATTTTGCAGCGTATCGCTCTGAGCACTCAATAACGTTCGCCCACTATCCACACCACGTCCGTCATCCCAGCCACGAATGAATTCGCCACGTAAATCAGGTAATTTTCCGGTAGTGTATACCTTGGCAAGCTTAGGATATTTCACCTTATCAAAGGCAGCGCCATTGCATTTCAACCAGCCTGTCGGCGGTGTGGCCGAAGGCCACGGAACAGGTACGCCAACAGGCAATGCAGAGCCTTCTCCCAAACCAAGGTATGCGAGAATGTCAGCAATAGTATTTTTGCCGATAATATCACGGCCTACCTTAGTGAGGTCGGTCTGCGCAGCCTTATCTGTGCCAGTGAAATACGGTAGCTTATTTGCCCCAGTCGCCAGTCCTGCCAGAGCCGTCAACGTGGCATCAAGCGCCTGATAATCCTTACCGAACGCAGAAGACATTTTGGTAATGAACCCATTCAGGTCGCCATCATCCAATACATCCAGTCCGCTTTTGTTTGCTGTGTACTGTGCAAGTGCTGCTGCTATAAAGCTGGCCTGCCGAATAACCTTATTGACTTGCGCACTGGATGCTTTCCCTGCTGTAAATCCGGATAAAAGCGCAGGCAATGCTTCCCATTCCTTCTGCGGCATAACATTGGCATTTCGATCAGTTGCAAACGCTTTAAAGTCATTTTTCGCCATCAGAGTAATACTCCCCATGCTCCTACATCAAAACCACTGATGAATTCGTTATCCATATCAAAACCAAAAAATTTTGAGCCTTCCGATGGGGTTTCCACCGAAGGTGTTTCAATGCCACCCGCCCACACCCCGGCGGCTTTTACTGTGAGATATCCCTGTTTAATTGCAGCAATTAACTCACGCGATACATCTGAAATATCAGTATCAGGAAAGACCCAGACCGATATCGTCATGTCCTGGTTATCGACTATCTGCATTCGCAGTCCGGTTCCTGCTGTTGCAGCGTCAAGAATTGCCGGAAGCGAATCATTCCGTCCGTCCCAGTTATTAATCGCAATCTTCGCTTTAAGAATGACACGATAAGTTTCATCGCTGAGATACATATATCCGGAATCAGGATCATATGGCCCCTGCCATACCCCCTGATCATATCCAAGCCCGTCGGTATCCCAGCTGAAATAGACACCTGAGATAGGCTGGTTGACAACACGGCTACGTCCGATCCACAATCCCAGAATGTCAAGTTGCACACCAACCGCAGAGTCAATATCAAATGCAGTAATCAGCCCTCTGGTGGCAGCCGCAACATCAATAAGCGGCCGGGTCATCAGATCAACATGTGCAAGAAATTTAGGTTTGGTGGCGTGGTAGTTTGTGATTAGTTCGGTGTATTTGCTCATGACTCCACCGTTATAACGATATTTTCCGGGGTACAGGACGCAGATTCGTTATATCTGATATCAATGTTTGATGACGACAAAGCCCCCGGGGATTTACCAATCGTCAGTTCCTGAATATCGTAATAGCGTGCATTCCCGCCACTCACCACGCCAAGATTCGCCGGTGAGTAAATGCGACTTAAAAGGACCGAATCACCGATCGTCAGACTATTGATATAGTCGGAAATAGCCTGCTGGATCTGCAGCCCTATCTGTGATGTATAACCCGTAAAAACTTTTAATTTAATCCGGGCATAAACAGGCACATCACTGGAACGCGAGAATTTGATTACATGGGGATTGCCGTATTTATCCGGAACCGTAACGGATGTTGTACCGTAAGTGGCTGTCCCCTGGCCTTTATTCCCTCTGATAGCCTGAGCAATATCCGTCACATCACCGCCATCCACAATTACAGCAACAGAGTGTGGCGGTAACCCGTTACCGTCCTCCGAACCAGTATCGTTTTCATAGAGTTTGTGGCGGGTTACACCGGCAACATTAGAAACAGCGCCATCCAATGCTTCAAATGGGGTTATTGATGGCAACGCAACACTTTGCGACTGGCGAATACGTAACTCAGCGTCAGTTTCTGCCGGAGTGCCCACAGTAGCCGCAGCAGGATTAGTTACCGAAACCCAGCCACGGGTTGGCGTATTAATTTCAGTGATAGTTCCAGCCAGCGCCGCCACTGCACCACTGACGGAACATGTTGCGGTCACCATCACTGTACCATCCACGCCGACCACCACTGAAGCAGGCAAACGCCATATCACATTATTACTGTCTTTCACGCTGCCATTAATGATGGTTGTTCCGGCAGTTCCTGTAAGAAGCAAATCAACCGTAGAGTTCGTCGCGCCTTTACGTGAAATACCATTTATTTTCACGTTACTGGTCAGTGCAGCCCCATAGCCGGTTGCCGGTGAAAAACAGTTGTAGACAGTTATCGCAGTATTATTGGCATCATGAATCGCCAGCGCCATCAGAGCCACCATCTGGCCGTCTTTGCTGTCCGGTTCGAGGTAGGCATCACTGCCATAAATCTGCTGAAAATAGCTAATCAGGGTGCTGAGTATCGTCTGATAATCAGGCGCACTGATCCCCTCCGCGGTTACCTTTGCAGATAAACCGAGAGAATCAAGGTTCAGAGCCATTACGCCTCCGATGTAACAGTCGTTATTCCATAGAGAGTGTCGATTTCAGCGGAAAACATGACACGTCGGGTCGTGGTATCCACTGTCGTATTGAAAGAGAGGATTGATTTAACGCCCCGCGTTTCGAGGATGCGCTTACGGATCGCCAGGTTGTAGGTTTCCGGCTTCTGCTTACCGAGCACAGACTGGATCCACGGAGTCCCTTCGGTGGTGTCGAGAAACCATTGCCCATACCACACTTCGAATCGCGTTTTCACAGCCTGCGCCACGGCCTCAGGCGAGTTAATCAGCCAGGTGTCATCACCGCTGCCAAAGGTGTAATCGCCATCGGCGTCTTCACGTCTGTATCGCATCAGTTTACCCCGTCGGTACTGCTTCCACCGCGCTGAACACCGCCATGAGTGTGCGTATCATCGATTGGCTTGCCGTTAGCCTTAACGCTCCCCAAGAACTCAACAGCACCAGTGATTTTTGAAGCCACGCCAGAAACAACAGACCCCACCATGCCCCCCATCCAGGTTAACAGGCCATGAATGGTTACTTTCTCAGAAAAATCAGCCAGAGGGGCGACCACATCAAGCCCCCCGGGTGCGACAATTTTAATTTTCCTGGTATCAGGATTAAGCTCAAAATAGGTGCTGCCGTCGTCACTACGCAACTGTGTGGCACTGGTATTAATACCGCTAATCTTCCTTGCCTGCGACTGGGGACCGACAATACAAAACGAATCCGATAAATCATGCATTCTGTCATCAACAGGCTCCTGTATCCCGCCGTTCTGCCACCAGAAATCAATACAACGATCGGCAAAAACGACAAGACACTCATCCCCGGCTTTTACCGGAAAAGTCAACGTACAGCCTCCTCCGCGCGGGAATACCACTGGCACATCCACCAGCAATGGGTAATTTTTGGTAATGCGGCTGCCGTCATTATCCTTTTCAACCGAACGGATAGCAGGCTGCACAACCGCCGTCACCGCATCAGGATCGAATGACTGAATAATGCCAGGCAAGGCGACACGGATCTGGTTTTTAATGGTTTCCCGCTCGGATTTGAATGTTTCAGCAAGGTCGCCGCTGCGGGTCTGGTCGGATACTGCCATTTGATAGGCTCCAATAATTTAAAACACTTACTTTGATATTTTTGTTAAGAGCAATCAAACTATATGTTCGGATAGTGGTTGGTTTTATTAACCGTTTTCCGCTTATCAATCACAGCAATTAAATCTTTACAAGGATTAGATATGAGCACTGACTCGCAAACAACCGATATTCAGGTCAAATGCCTGCATTGTGGAGCATGGTTTCCTTCAGCTATATGGATTGGGGATCGTGAGTCCCTTCAGTCTGGAGTTTTGTTTGGGAACAAGCAACAATGCCCGAAATGTCATAAAATGACTGATTGTAATAAAGAAAATTTCAAAGCTAGATTTAAGGATGGCGGATTTATAGGTACGAAAGTCTAAATAACATCCCCAAAAAAAAGCCTCACGGCGATATGAGGCTTTTTCAATGAATACTAAAAATGTTCAATCAGCAATTTTCTTACAAGGGTAAGATCCAATGATTTTCGGAGCATCCATGCTGTTTTGCAGCAGTTGGACGTTCAGGAAGGCTTTTCCGTTACGCTTCACAAACTCAAAGCCGTAATTGTTGCCATCGCGGGAAGGCATCAGGCCCATGTCGGTTTTAACGTTGTCCCAGTCATCTTTCTGACCAAGAAACTTAATTTTCTGAGATGTTACCTGTTCGCCGTTGATTTTCGTCCACCCGTTATCAGATGCATGAAGTCGGTATCCCCCGCATTGCAAATCAGCGAAAGCCGATGAGCAGGAAAACAGTAACGAAATTGTCAGAACTAACTTCATACGCTCCATGAATAAATCCTTTGCTGCGCTGAGGACGAAAGTAAATCCGCCGCGCCACGCGCTTCGCACATCATGTCCATGTACCACGCCTGGCCCCTTGTGTCACCAGTGTACATAATCCCGCGCACAATATAAACGCCATCCGTTGCGATGCTGGCAGGCTGCGATATGGTGCCGCTGAGCGTGATATTTCCGTCCGTGTTTTGGTCGGTGATCTGACCACCAGCCATCGCAATATCGTTGTTCGACAACGCAGTACGATAGACGGAAGCCTGATCCAGCTGAATGAGCCCGTTAACCCGGATGTTCGGATTAATAAGCGCGCGGACGTTTACGCCGTTGCCGATGGTCTGCTGCGGCATACCGATAAGCCCGGTAGCGCTGTTGAGCACAATCGCTTCGTGAACATATTCGTTATTCGCCACCATCTGGCGCTGACCGTCCACGAATTGCCATGTTGCGCCACATTGCCCGGCTACGTTATCCATTAGATGCCGCGTCATGCCAAAGAGCACCCGCCCCCGGGGGAATACATTAGCAGGCATTTCAGGCGTCAGGCCTTCGGTCGCGCCTTTGGCTTCGAAGTCTTTCATCAGCGCACGGTTCACATCAGCGACCGTGTAACCGGCAGCCAGCGTCTGTGAGGTTATACTGGTGGCAAAAGCCAGATCAGTATCTGCTGCCTGAATCAGGACGTAGGAATCAACCGGACTGTCTTTTCCTGTGACCGAGTAGCGAATTTCACCGCTGAAAATCAGTCCGTAGTTGCGACCATCACTCTGGCCCACGTCCGCCGCGTCAACTTCCCGCACTGTCCCGACGTCGCTTGCCGACACCTCCGGCGCGATACCGTCGTAACCCGCAATCAGACGCACTTTCGAAAACTCCTGCCCGGTAATTCGGTTCACAGTATCTGCCGAGAGGTTATAAATTTTGATAGTCCCTACCCGGGACGCGCTGCTGATGTTGAACCAGTCGATCGTAAAGGTGACTTTGAAATCACTTAGCTCAATTCCCTGACCGTTCCCGTCCACAAGCTGCAGCTCGAAATGTCTCATCCAGTTCTGTGACATGCTTACTCCGTTGATACCAGTAAATGACTGCGACCGCCCAGGTCAGTTTTCGTGGGATAATCCTGTGTGTTGTCATCGCAGACCACCAACAGCTTAAAACCAAGCCCCATACAGGCGTACTGCGCCAGCAGATCAGCGCCAGTGACGAGAGGAATACCGGAGATTACCGGCTCTCCTCTGTCGTTCTGCAGGTCCATAATCCAGTAAGGATCTCGCCATATGATGCTAATCCGCCAGGTGACACCACCCAGGACGATGCTGAACTGCTGGTTGTCCGCTGTCAGCGGAATTTCCTGAATTGTCATTAACCGCCCCCCAGTAATGACACCACGTTACCCGTGATGCTTTTCAGCAGTGAAGTATCTGGAGGCTTTGTGGTTTTGTTGCCGCTATTCTGTACCGCCGACGTGCTGGCCCCTTCCTTCATGTTGGTTTTATCCGCGGCGGTAATCTGCTGTGTCCGGGAGATAAGGACCTCCCTCAGGGTGATGACGGCGGACAGGACGTTTTCGGTTGTCTTGTCCGTCGTCACTTCCAGCGCCCGGATCAACATGTTGCTGTACAGTCGTTTACCGGTTACCACATCGAAGGGGATACGGCTTTCCTGCAGATCCAGTAGCTCCTGATACGTCTGCTGAGGACTCAGGCCGAGCAGGCTGGTAGCCGTCAGGTTACTGGCAAAATCCAGCAATGCGCCGCCACCGGCGAAACCAACCTCCATCACCACTTCTGACGGTTTTTTATAGGCATGATCAGCGACAGCGGCCCCGACCTCTACCGGATGCTCTGTTATTTCAAGCATATCTGTATGCTTCTCTGAAATAACAACACTGGGAACAATCATTCCTATTTTTCTGCTCTGCTGATGAAAAAGTGTAGAGAGAATATCCACTAACCCACCCTCACCTGATTACTTCGCATGACCTGAGCATTTGCAGACTGTTGCCGACGTGCAACCTCATTACCGACAGCGTGCGGATCTCCGCCACCGTAAATGTGGTAGGTATTTTGCTGGTTAACCTCTGTCACTTTGCCACTAATTCCCGCCACGGCAGCCTTATTAATCAGCTCTCGAGAATAGATATTTCTTCCATTCTCATGCTGGATAATGCTGCTCATCAATGCTGACATGGTTTGCGGATCGCTCATATTCAGGGCAGCCCGGGGATCCACTCCCAGTCGTTGCGATACAGCCCTGATATACGCAGTTGTGTTGTTATTATCAGAGGCAGGTGCCCAGGTAGAGATAATTTTTTCCACACTGTTTATTCCTCGCCCGGCGTACAACATTAACTGACGAGCAAGAGCCCGTAATCCATCAAAGGCAGTTTCAAATCTGGCAAATCGCCCGCCCGGATGTTCAAGAGAAGCCCCCGCCTGACCAGCAAAATTAAGGTTTCCCGGATTGTTATTCCGCTCTCCTCGTTTTGTAGCCTGTGCATGTTGTTCCGGCTCATCATCACCAAACCAGCCGCGTACCGTCCGGCCCACACTGCGGGGATCGAATCCCCAGTGCTCTTTAATCCAGTCGGCAGTACTGTTAGCGCTGTCTGTAACCATCGGCATCGCTGACTGATTTTCGCTGCCCTGATTAAGTATCTGTTTGCCGATGCTGACGGCATCAGCCCAGCGTCCATCTTTGATAGCGTTGAGCAGGTCGGCGATCATGTTCAGCATTTTGCTGAATTCGCCCATCTGGTCGATGAAGTTGCTGAAATCCCACTTCAGGGACCATGATTTGGGGTCAATATTGAGCAGTTTCGCCAGCGCTTTCGCCAGGTCGTTAACGGTCGTTTTAAGGTCACGAACCATCTTCAACGCGGCATCGACCTCCGGTTTCCACTTGCCCCAGTCAATCAGGCTGTCGCCGCCTTCCTTCCAGGTCTGATAGTCCTCCCACAGGAGGGCAATCCCCGCCGCCAGCGCGGTAATGAGGCCAACCGGCGACATCCAGAACGTACTGTTCAGAATGCGCAGCGCAATCGTCAGTGCGCCAAACAGCGAGATCAACTCCCGCGTTTGCTTATCCAGCGATTGCCACCAGGTGATGAGGCCTGATGTTCCTTCAATCAGTCTGAAGAACAGCCGCCCGATAATATCCCCGAGCGCCAGAATGCCTTTTATGGCTTTCGTCAGGGTCTGCTCGATACGAGGGAAGTTGTCCAGGATATGGCGGCGCAGGGTGTCCAGCGAACCCGCAAGCCCCCCCGCAAGATTAGAGCCGATTTTGTCACGGGCCATGCCTGCCATCGCGCCAAACTCACGCAGGGAGGTCATAAATTTGTTGGAGCTTCTGGCCGCCTCGTCAGCATTGAAGCCGATAGCTTTCGCCATTGCGCTGTACTGCCCGGAGAAGCCACCCACACCCCGGCGCATCGCCATAAGGGTATTTTCGTCAATGCCCAGCATCTGCGCATACTGGTTAGCCCGGTAATACGGCATGCTGCTGAGTTTCTGTCCAACGCCCGTAAAGATAGCGGCCATGTCACGCATGTTGCCGCTGGCATCCCGTGTCTGAACGCCCAGGCGATTCAGAAATCCCTCTGCCCCGGGATTGTTACGAATAAACCGGGAGAGGTTTTCCAGAGAAGATCGCGCAGCGTCCACGCTGCCGCCAACCTGCGAAACCGCATAGCCAATAGACTGAATTCCCTGGACTGTCGCGCCGGTGCGCTGTGACGCCCAGTAAAGATTATCCAGACCAGAGGCGATCTTAGCCGTGAAGGCCACCACGGACAGCGCAGCTCCTTCGACGGCCAGCCCCATTTTGATGACATTTGCAGTTGTACCGGCGAGAACAGAACCGAATTTTTTCGCTCCTGCATCATCCACACTGAAGCCAAGCGAGACGAGGAAATCTTTAATAGTCTCGGCGTTCATTATCCTCTCTCCATTTCTCAATGCGCCGCTGGTTATCCGCTTTTACCACCAGATGGTCATTCAAGAGAGCAATGTCGTACAAATCGACAGAGCCATCTTTAAGTGCTGTATAAGGAATTAACCCGGCGTCAACCGGATTGAGAAGGTAGGACAGCCCGTCCGGCAGGCTGTTAAACGTCAGCCCTGTTGCAGGCTCTGCGTCGTGCTGGTAAGGGGTGTAGGCAAAAAATTTCCCAGCGAATCGGCGACCACCCGCGCCACCAGCTGCAGCATGACCAGCAAGTCAATATCATCAAACATCAGTTCGCCCCGGGTAAATACCGGCACCCATCCGTCCATATGACGCCGCGATACCACCGCAAGACAGGGGTGAATAATCGCATCGGTGTCATCTTCGGTCAGGGAAGACAGTTCCTCAGCGATACGCGGGAGCATGGATTCAAACACCGGTTTTAACTGCTCGAATTTCACGGTGTCGATTTTGCCATCAGCAGGCAAACGGGAGCGAATGCTCCCGAAATCTGACATCATTCCTGCCAGCACCGGCAGAAGTTTGCGGGTCACTTTCAGCTGGTCAAAAACGCTGAGTTTTGCCACGCGATATTTCACACCTTTGATTTCGAATTCCATGTATTAAAACTCCCCGAGAACCTGGTCAATCTTGCCGCAGTCAAACACCCACGGCATCGTATTACCGGTTTTAGCGTTGGCGTTATCCGGTTGTTTCTGGAACGCAACACTGCGTGCCGTGATGATGTCGCCGCTGACCTTGTTGCGGATCACGATAACGTTATTCCCCCATGTGGCAGAAGACTGGCTCTGGGCGTTATACGCCAGCGACAATTTTTTATTTGTCGGTGATGTCTTCAGAAGGTTAACGGTAATCGTCCCGCTTTTATCTGCATGGAGACTGTGCATCACTTCGCCATCAGCACCGATGGTCATGGTGTTTTTAGGACCGCCCATCGCAACCACAATCCCCTCTTCAGAACTTGCAGAACCGTACCCAAGGTCAATCGAACCGGTCGGCCCGGTCAGCGTCGCAGTGACATCCATAAAAGAATAGGTAGACATTCACTTCCCCTTAGCGAACAACGTTAATCTGTACGTCAGCGTAATGAACCGCGCCTGCAAGTTTTATTGCAGCCTGAATCACCGGAGCCTTACGGGCTTCACGTTCTGATTGTGCCTGTTCATCCAGCGGCTGGGCGTATACGTAATAACCTTTAGGCAGCGTGTCACCTGATGACAACTGACCAAGGTCGCCACCGTTCCATACGCCCGGAGCAATCAGTCCATTCTGAACGGCCTGATCCAGTGATTTTTCAACACTTGATAACAGTCGGGTAATACCGGCTTCAGTCTGGGGAACTTTCGTGGTGCTGGTATAAAGCAGGTTATAGAGGTTGGTCTGCACATAATTCTGTAACCAGTCCAGGCCGTGGCGTTCATCAAAGAAATCACCGTTGGCCATCACTCCCTGCTGGAGGATAGCTGTATCATTCTGGTAGTACACGAACACATTGCAGTTTTTTGCATCAAGTGCCGATGCCTGGCTGACTGTCCGTGTTTCATACCCGACACCCGGCTCCTGCTTAAACTTGAGCGTAATCGCGGTATTACTGCCATTGAAATTAACCGTGAATGCCCGGCCAAATGCAGATAACGCAGCGTATTTATTACCCGATGAATACTGAATAAAACTGCGTGAATATCCGGCGGTTTTCAGTTTTGATGCCAAATCATCGCTGGATGCAGTTTGCAGGCATTTCTCATCGCTTGTCGTAATCGCCAGAATACGGCTTACAGAAGAGGATTCGATCGCCGCAGCCACTTTCAGCCAGTCTGCATCCGGAATATCTTCCTCGTCTGCAATCCCCAGCCCATACCATGAAGTATAATCGAGCATGGCATTCACAGCCTGCTCCAGCGTCTCAGGCGTGGCCTGTTCGCTGTCTCCCTTCGTTTTCACCCAACGACCAACAAAAACCTCCTGAGGTTTCGGTGATTGTGAGAAAAACACCTGCGCAGCCTTATATTCTGGTGATTCCACACCAAAATCTTTTCCAATATCTTCCGCGGCAGAATAACGGCGAATGCGCTCACTTACCGGAATGATTGTGGACGGGCCGAGAATGAGTAATGCACCAAAATTTCGCCCTGATGCTGCACGCGGCGACATGATCACATCAACATTAACAACGTTTGATACAGGCAAGCCCTGTGCCATAGCTTAATCTCCGAAAAAGATGACTGGTGCTTCCACCAGCGATTTAATACCGTACTCGCGCACAACCTTCCGGCGCAGGCGCACCGTCATATCGTAGCGGCGGACCCATTGCTGATTAATAAGTTCAGGGAAGGGAGTCAGACCTGTGTAATCGCCAAGAGACAGCCCCAGCGCATTCAGTGCTGCATTATTCTGCGGCACAGATATACCGTCACGAAACCGGGACGCATACACCATCCCCGCCGGTCCATAAAACGAAGCCATACACTCAATCGTTTCATGCCGCCAGAGCTGAGAGCCATCATCGGTCTGTCTGGTGAATGCCGGACTGTCATCACCTGACCATCCGATAACCCCAAACGCACACCAGTTCGTTTCAACCGGTAGCAGTGGCGGCTGCTCTTTCTGCCAGCGCGGGCGAACCATCCCGGCAGACAGACCGGAAACGTTACGCATCCACTGGCTTAACAGCCTGTCGAGCGCTTCGTCATAATCCGGATCGCCACTGGTTGGTATTAACCATCCGCGCTCTGTACTGGTGTTATTGCTCAACCGGAGTTCCCCCATCAAACGGCATCAACTCACAATGCGCCTGAACGAATCCGGCCCCATAAGCTGTATACGGGTCGACGAAGGTCACACGATAATCACGGCCCTGATACGTCACGATATCGGCATCACGACCAGTCTGTCCCTGCGTCAGTCGCTCAGTCGTCACAATCAGAATTGCACCGCTGATTACCTGCCCTGCCTGCATACGGCGGTTTTCCAGAGAGCGATCAACAGTTACGACTCCGGCAAACTGCTTTTTAACTTCACTGTCGCTGCCGATCCCGTCCTCATCCACCGTTTGCACTCGGCGTGTTACCCACAAATTGAAGTCGCAAAAATCGGGGTCAAAAAGCACATCTGTTACATCAAGAGTCGGCATCTTTATCCCTCACTACATGGGTAATAGCTCTGCGATATTGCCCGGTGTCAATTAATGGTTTCGCCAGATCGGTTCCGGGAGATTCGCCAGCAACACGCCGGGCAAGTTCCAGTGTTGCCCCCTTGCGCCCCCGACGAGCCCGGGCTTCAACAGTGCTGTCAGCAAGCGGCGTAAAGTCGGTAATAGTCATGTAACGCCTGACGCCATTAGCGGCCAGCGTTCCGGCACGGTTGAGTGCGCGTTCTGCTCCCGCAGCATTACCATCAAGAGCAGCCTGCGCCGCGGTTTTGAGCTGCGGCACCGTCTGCTCTTCTGCCGATTTAACGCCGGGGACCAGGTGAGGTCGTGGCGGGATGTTCTGCTCTGGTGAGCCGTATTCGTTGAGGTAACCGATGCCCGCATTACCAAACGGAACATCATCCCGCTCGCTGTCTTCCGAAGGGATGCCGACCAGCACATCTTTTTTGGTTAACGACCTGAGCGCATCCAGAATGGCCTTAGCGTTATCCACCCTCGTTGTTACACCGCTTTTGAAACTCATAGCTGGCGACCGCCTGCACCGAACATCGTGATCAACTGATAAAATTCAGCGCCATATCGGGTGTTATTCCAGAAACCTGCATCAGGATTCAGCGTCGCGCTGGTGTCATAGCTGACGCTTACCTTGTCAACGGACTTTGAGGACTGAACACCATTGGTTGAACCGCCCGGACCACCAGCCAGCATCGCTCTGCTGTCTGCCGCCCAGAGCGTCATGTAGTGCGCAACGAACAATCCGGCAAAGTACGGAAACAACTTTTTGCCGGTGACGTTTTCACTCAGCAGTTCATCGGCCAGATTCAGACGAAACTGGATTTGCGCTTCGGGATATTTGGCAGGGTCAGCAAACTGCGGGAAGTCGCGGCGAAAATCACTTACCGCTGGCAGACTTTGATTCTTTGGCATTTTTTACCTCGTTACGCGCGTCTGTGGCTTTGCCAACGGATACTTCCGCGTGCGCACGAGTGAACCAGTGCGTGGCAACGTCTTCCTCCACAGCATGACGGCCTTTAACAAACTCGCGCCGTGAACCGTCGGGAAGCGTGAGCACAAACGGGGTATGTACGTGTATTACTGCATTATTTTTTGCCATCGGGTCATCCTTAATGGCCCCGCCAGGGGGCCATGTGGCTGTTAGATGCCATCAACGTACGAAATGGTTTCTTTGTACACTGGCTCAACCGCACCCAGCTTGCCGTAGTAAGTGACGATCTGATACAGACCGCGATACTGCACCGGCACGCTCTGAAGCGGAACCAGCGGGTAGCGGACGTATTTTTTATCGTTGGTGTACGCAACCATGCGATCCTTTTTCCCCACACCACGGCCTTTCAGCCATTTAACCGCGCGGATATTCAGCGGAACACCGTTCTGGTGATAGCTGATGGTGTTGGTCTGAAGATACGTCAACAGGGACTGGTTACCCGCAGATGAAACGATGATGCTGGACAACAGAGCAAACTGCTCAGGCGGGATCAGCAAATCACGCGGAACCACAGAGTAACCGGAAGCGGCCCACGCATCAGACAGCACCTGGTTAATGCTCGCGCGGATTTCGTCCGGTGTTGAGGTTGCCCACGTTTTGGCAGCGTTGTTGACAGGCACGCCGTCCAGGGTGACAAGGCCTTTCAGGTTTAATGCGGAATCGCCAACATATACCTGTTCATCGTTATCCATCTGCCATTTCAGTTGCATACCGTCATACTTCTGCGTATCAATCGGGCGGCCGACCTGCTGAGCAGCCTGCAATTCTATGATCGTCCAGCCAAGTTCCATCCCCCACAGGTTCAGCGGGTTACCGGATTTGCCGATATCCACGTTCACGCCAGCAATAGCGGTTGAGTCTTTGCCTACCCAGTTTTTGCCATTCGGATTTGCACCAGTACCCGCAGCGGCGAAGCTGGTATTCGTCCAGCTGGAAATGTCATCTGCGATGGAGACATCTTCACGCAGTTGAATATCACGGGTCCAGGTGTACCCCACCAGTGGCAGGTTCAGCGTCTGGTCGAGTCGCTCCAGCTCCCCGATGAGAAAGGCACCAGAGCTGTCAACGGTTGCCTGATCAAAAGTAATCATTCGTCTGTTCCTTAAATCTTCCAGGAAATTTCTGCATTGCCGTCAGCATCACCGGCACCTGTGAATTCAGCGTTGGTCAGCACCACGTTTTTGCCACTGACTGACGTGGCCATGAATCCACCCAGGGGCACTTTGATGGATTCATCAGTGGAGACGACAACGTATACCGGGTCGCCTTTTTTGATGGTGCTGGCATCAAAATCAGAACCGAGATTAATGGTCACGTAGCCACGCTTCATGGCGTCGCCCGGGAAGTTCTTGCCAGTCCCCACCTGGCGAACCATGTCCGGCTGCGAAGTGGTCGGATAAGGGCGCACGTAGATCCCCTTCACCTTGTCTGCGGTATCACCATCTGCCAGCGGCACGAAAAAACCGTCATCATCGTATTTACCAGCCAGGCCATAGGCAGCGAAGGCGTTATCGGATTTAAGGACCACCGGTTCGACGGTTAAGTCCTGCGGGCGAGAGATAGCCCCGGCAATGCCAACAGGCATCCGGTACAGAAATACATTATTCATTTTTTACCCTTTACGGTTTGCCCAGAATTCAGCGTTTTGTTTGTTCAGGGAAGCGATACTGGTCATGCCCATGTTTAGGCGCTGTGCATCGCCGGTGGTGGCGCGGGTGTTGCGCCCTTTGGCAATCTCAGACACGGCATTAAACGCCATGTCGACCGATTGTTTCGGCAATTTGCGGATATCCGCATCACCGACGATCTGGCGAACCAGCATTTTATCTGCGGAAGCCAGAACCTCGCGTTTGAACTCGGTCGGTTTCATCTTACGGCTCAGATCGATACCCGGAACGATAACTTCGGCACGCCAGGCTGAGTCACCAGTAATCGTGGTTTCCTCTTCATCGTCCTCGCCGTCACCGGTCGGATTATCGTCAGGCTTATTATCGTTATCGCCCGTGGCATTTCCTTCCAGCTTAGCCAGCAGGGCTTTCAGTAATGTTTTGAGGTCATCATCACTGTCGCCGGTTGGACCTCCACCCATCTCTGGTGCTTTGTCCGGTAGTGGTTGCTGCGGGGACAGGTTGATGTTGAGATTAACGCCCTGCGGCAAATCCCCCTCATCTCCTGTAACCGATGCGGGAGCCGACTCCACCAGTTCGTTCATGGTGTCGGCATCTCCTGTCTTGATGGCTGCACGCATGCGGTTCCACCAGTTTTTCTTTTGATTTGCCATTGTGTCTCTGTCTCCAATTGCACAACGATTTCCGGCTCTGCCTTTGGGGACAAGAGCCACATGGTTTCCGGTAATATCGACCTGCTCGGCTTTACCTAGCTCGGTCTGCTCGTACTCCGCGTCATAGCCGCACGACACTTCACGCAGGCCATCTTCGATAAGCTGAATGGCGTTTTCGTCTTTGACGATAAGGTCAGCCAGCATCAAATCAGACTGCTCACCCGTCCCGCGCCGGACATTCTGAAGATGCCCGACAGCAAGCTCTTTCCAGTTCTCGGGATTTACTAGCCGCACATTCCCGTTTTCATCTTCAGGATGCAGGATCGTGATGCTCATCCCTTCGAATGAGGCAAGCGTGGCCGGATGGAATACCTGCTCAGGAGAACGTGTGACGACTATTTCACCGAACTTATCGGGTTTCAGTTTTGGCAGGTCATCAGCACCATAGAGCTGCTTACCTGTTCGTCCTATCGGCACGTCTTTGCACAGCAACGAGCCGTCAGCCAGCTGGTAGCGGGTTTCTCCCAGCCGGGTATTGAAAAAATATTTCATGGGTTACCTGCGATTCAGGCGGGATAAGATTGGGAGGTGGGAAAAACGATTTCTTTATAACAGCGACAATTCGGGAGCTCGCCAGCATGACCTGTCATGCCGTCAAGCGTTGGAGGTTTGCCCCATTCGACAAATTTACCTTCCATTTCCTGATGAGAATGCCTGACGTCACCATCTTCGGCTGTACGCCAGATATAACCATTCGAACCAATTGACAGCGCACGCGCCTGATCCAGCGCTCCGGTTGCACGTCCAAGTTCAGTACGGGCAATCAGGTCAGCTCTGGACTTTGCTATATCACCCGATGCGGCTATTTCTTTAGCAAAATGTTCCGCTCTCCCACCGGTAACAACAGCTTCTATCGCCCGATTCTGGATGTCGTACACCCTGTCAGCCGCCTCGAGGGGTAGCGATTTGATGTACTTAACCTGTTCAGCAACGATGGATTTCATCACCTGCCCTGGAGGGGCACTGTTTACCAGATTGCGTAGCTCACGGCTGATGGTTTTGCTGTGTTTACGCCACTGCTCATCATTCTTGCGCACAATGTCGGCGGTAAAGTTTTCCGCGACCTTTGTCGCCCAGGGGGTGATGATTTCACTGTAGCGTTCCAGCGCCTCAATAATTTCCGTGATACTGTCATTTGAACCATCGTAGCGACCATTTACGATGTCCCCGACCGCCCGCGCTATCCTGCGTAGACTGGTTCGATACCGGATTTCCGCCTGACGGTTCCTGCGGTTCGTCATCAGGTTCGCCGATGCCGGGCGGCGCTTCGTCTTCGGCATTCTCTATGTCCTCGTCGGTAATGGATGCCCCGATGCCGGTTACGTCAGAATTTTCGCGCAAATCAGTCATAGCGGCTTTCAGTGTCATCAGACCATCACCCAGCGCTGTACTGATTGCGTTGGTGGTATTTAACGCCACCGTTGAACGATCGACATCAGACATTTGCCAGAGCGGGTTAAACTCAAACGTGAAATCATCCGGGAGCGGCTTGCCAAGTTCCGAACGATGCATGATGTCCAGTATCCGCCGCACCGGAAGACGTAAACGCCTCTCCTGCAACGAGCTTACCCGGTCGTAATAGTTGGCAAGGTCTGCATCGCCGGTAGAAAATCCCTTCGGGGACTGTCCGAACAACCGCACCAGTGGGATACCAACAGCGCCACTAATCTGTTCTGCAAACTGTGAAAGGATGTCATCCAGACCACTGAAGCTGTACTGATGGGTTTCAAACTTATCCCGCGAGTCCATGAGAGTCATGCCTTCATTGCTCTGGAACTGTCGAATCAGGTCAATATTCTTCAGCAACGCTTCATACGCAGGACCACCAAGTGCGATAAGCTCGCGTAGCTTCTCCACGCTGTAGGTACGCAAATGCGCTTTGTAGACCAGCTGCGCCGCGCCGACAGTAGCGCTGTCGAACGCGGTAAGACGATCCCAGATACGCTCTACAACCGACATTCCCCATTCGTTCTCGGTCATCTTCTGCTGAAATGGCAGCGTGACGCCATCAAAGCGAATCAGGCGACTGTGATGAATGCGCCAGGCAGGAATTCCCGTTGCTGTGGTCACCACATCGTAAAACTCAGGTTTACCCAGGTCCGGCCCCATATCTTTAATGCGGCGGGTCAGTACCGGGTCGATCATCCAGCGGTCGAGCGGGAGAATCCCCTTAAACTTGCCCTTACCGATGGTTTCGGGTCGCAGCGGGGTCATTGGTGCCTGCCCCTCAATCATGATGAAACCCACCGCGCCGCCGTAGAGGCGCGACCATTTCAGCACGTCATTCAGCGCATCCCAGATTTGCAACTCATCCAGTTGTGATTCGAGAATGCCACGATCTTTTGCATCAATTTCCGAAGTGATGCGAATGCCTTTGCGGGTCATATCATCCGGGATAGCATCGACTGCTTCGCCGATGATCCAGGATGAACGATAGGACCATTCCACCAGCATGCGGTTACGACTGGTGAAATTAGCCCGGTAGGTGGATGCTGAGTGCTGGTTAGGTGTCTGCATCCCTACGCGGGCAATAAAATTCTCATAACCATCAGCTGTGGCCTGCGCAGTTCGCCGCAGGGCTTGTTTGTTTCGTGCCATCAGGCCTGTCTCCCTAGCAGCTCCCAGATGTTCAGGGCTGAATTCATTGGGGCATAGTTGATCATCACCGAGTCGGCAAGGTTTGGCGATCGGGTTCCATCAGGCTGTTTATCAATAACGATTTTTCCCACACCATTAATGGAATAGGTCGGCTGCGAAAGCTCGATGATGAGTTTATCTTTGAGTGCCATGCTACTGCTGATTGAGATGATTTCGTCCGAGTTGTAAGCCATACCTTCAACCACGGCGCGCCAGGTATTCTGAAAAAGTTTACGTAACCGCCACCAGCTCTGGGCTTTGGCGTTAGCGAAGAAGTCCTTGTTCAGACGTGCGGCTTGCCCGTTGTCCCCGCGAACAGCTTCATCATCCGGATCAAATACCGCGCCACTACCTCGAAACGGTGTGGCAAGTATTGACGGTCGACGCGCAGCGTTACGCAGTTCGTTGATAGCGCGTGCATCGCCGCGAACGCCAGCGCCCAGCCCGTCCTCGTCAAAGCGAAACTCTTCGAGGTTGTCCTGTTCGCAAAAGCCGAAAACCTTCTCGACGGACTGATAAATGTCGCTGCCCACACCGGACCATTCCCGCACATTTTCCAGGAGGAAGCCATGACGGGTGGAAAAGGCATTTTTGTCCCTGCCTTCGTCGGCGACATCCATCGCGCCAAGTCGTTTGCCTGTTGGCTGGATACCCAGTTTGATATGCGCATCAACGGCAGCCTGTACCCATTCGGATGGAATCAGAACGCCTTCCGCTGATGCGCTGTAGTTCAGATCAAGTTCCTGTGCCACCACCACCGGATTATCGATTTTCTCGCATTCCCTGCGATACCACTCTTCATCCTTGCGAGGATCATCCCGCCAGTGGAATGTGAATACCGGTATCTTCCCGCCATGACGCTTCTGAGCGAACGGGTTAGCCATGCCGTTAACTGAACTCAGGTCGATACGGCAACGCGTCGTTTGTGACAACGCCGCATCAATCAGCAGAGGACGCTGAAGGAATGCAGCCTCATCAACCAGATAAAGCGTGGTACGGTCACCACGACCAATATTATCGCCAGCCTCGCCTTTGATAACGGCACCAGTTTCAGGAAACTCAACACGCATATATGGCGCGTGCTTCTTCTCACTCCACGAACCGCGAAACTCTACAGGTAGCGTTTCCACGAACTTGCGTGCCTTCCAGAACAATGCTTTCGGGTCACCAGTGCTGTCGACGTATTCCTCTTTACGGGAGCCGAAACCGATAACCATTTCTTTGTTGAAGAGACAAAGCGAGCATGCCAGTCCGATCGCGGTCCAACTGAGCCCCATTTCACGGGATTTTTCGGTAATACCATTCTCCCGATTGCCCCAGCGTTCCATAATCCAGTGGATCCACTCCTCCTGCTTAGGGAAGAGTAAAAACGGAATGGTCACCGGCAGGCCATAATCAATATTACGCGGGTCCGTTGTCATGCCCCAGTCGATGATGAACTGAGCCGGATTGGTTCGGTAAAACTGTTTTAGTGCAGGCAATATTTCAGGGTTCTGGCGAATGCGCTGTAAGCGTTCCATCCGCCATTCAAAAACCATCTGGTAATCAGGATGCTTAAAATCGAAGGGGAATGGTAACGGCATACTTAGCCCATCATTTTTCTATACGCCTCTGCAACCTGCTCCGGCGTTAAGTTGGTAATTTCTGTTCTGACTGGACCTCCATCAGCGCCAGTCACTTCATTTTTGACGTTGTCTTTAAACGCCTGAACAGAAACATGGCGCCCAAGCAACTCAAGGTTTTTAACCTTATCAGGCCATTTGATTTTCTTCAGAAGTGCGGCGCTATCTGCGGATACCATCTCCACGACATCCATTCCTGATAGCGTTGTGCGCCATACCTTAGGCCAGTCTTTAATGGGTTTTAGCTCACCGTTTTGCAGGAGAATGTCAAGCACATCCATCTGGTCGATTTCAATAAGGCGATTAAGTACATATTCTGCATTAATACCAACAAGATCATTGCGTTGCGCTTTCAGTTCGGCGATTCTTAACTTGATGTCAGGTTTTGACAGGTTTTCGGATGCGGTACGGTTAGCTGTCTTAGCGCTGTACCCCGCCCGAATAGCCGCTTGCGTGGCGTTTAAATCGATGAGGTACTCGCGACAGAACATCTCTTGTTTGTCGGTGAGCGCCATTTAGTTACCTCGGGGAATGATAATGAATTTATTAGATTTTTGTGTTGAAAAATATGAATCTGGAGAGCGGTCCTTCAGAAATGGAGTAGAACCAAACAAAGATAAAGTTGCTGAAATGCTGAACTTTGTGTTTACAGCTCTTAAGAATGGCATTCAGGATGATGTAAGCAATTATCCCTCCATCAAAGACCTGTTGAATCTCGAGTTGACCCCAAATGGCGGATTTAACATGTACTATCTCCCAGATCTTATCGCGCTTGTATTTGACGTTGTAACCGACCGGAATCGTAACCCGGAACTTTGGTTTCAAAAGATAGGCGGCATTTCTGATGAAATATCATTCACAATCTCTATACTTCTGTACGGTCCTATTGGGCATGTAACCCATTCAGGTAAAGGGGCCGCATATGGGAAAAATTATGAATCAGTTAGGTCTAATCTCATAGATGATTTGGATGCAAATATTTTCCACGGATAGGATTTTGAGTTCTGATTTAACGGAGAGAGCAATCTGGCCCGGGGCACCGATTCGATGGCCTCCCAGTCCGGTTTTGCCATGAATTTTTCCTCTTAGTGACATTATCGAAGCTCCTTATCAAAGGAGCTTCTGTAATGTCAGTCCCGAACGAACGTAACCTTCGTGTTTGTCGCTCGCCGTACAAGGCGCGCCGCTTCGCGTTGCATTTCATCGATAACTTTTGGCGTCATCGGCTGATGCGCATATTTACGTTCAATCTCTGCAAAAATCCCGTTCATCGTTTCGCTGTCTGGTGGGATAACTTCAACGTTTAATCGTGCCATTGGTTTGTGCTGCCCTATTTTTCTCAAAAGTCCTGATATCAGCCTTATCCCTGTTGCACTGTGCTAACGCTGACAACAACGCAACATTCAGGTTAATGCTGGCTCCCCACGTAAACGGGTCGGGTAAATCTGGCTGGGGTGTTTCATCCGTCAGACTGGCTGGTAACGGAACGACCGGCACCGACACGTATACCGTTCGCGTATTCGTGCAACCGCTTAACTGCGCCAGAAGGAACGATACGAACAGCACAATCATCATCCGCAACAGCCACTTTGATATCTTCCTGGGTTCTCTGTGACTCCAGTGCGATCTGCTGTTTTGCATGCTGGTTAGCCTCTATAACTGTATTGATGATTTGCAGTGATTGCAGGACGTTACTGGTAATGGCTGTTGCAGATTCAGCATTTCGTACAGCCTCATCAGCACGCTCCTTTTCGTGTTGATATTTGCTGTAGTAATGCCCGGCAGACCAGATAAAAGAACCGATGACGGTAACAAAGAAGGCAACAATAACCAGCTTATATCTCAGCTTCATTTACCACCCCACCAGCTTCTTTAAATCGGGAAATCAGGTCACCGATTCTATGTTCATACTGACCGTAACCTGCACCAGGTAACGACGCCCAGATATTGCTGCAACGGTCGATTGCCTGACGAATATCGCCACGGTCAATCATCGGTAAAGCGCCACGCTCTTTAATCTGCTGCAGTGCCACAGCGTCCTGGCTTTTCGGCGAGAAGTCTTTCAGGCCAAGTTGCTTACGATAGGCATCCCACCAACGGGAAAGAAGCTGGTAACGTCCGGCGGCTGTTGATTTGAGTTTCGGATTTAGCGTGACAAGTTTGCGGGGGTGATCGGAGTAATCAGTGAACAGTTCGCCACCGACAATAACATCATAACCGTGATTTCTGGTTTTCTGCCGTCCGTTATCTGTTCCTTCTGACCATGCCACCATATCAAGGAAAGCTTTACGCTGGGAATTAAGTGTCTGCATTAATTACTCCTTATGGGCACCGAACTTGTTACCGATGACCCTCATTGCCGCACCACGAATAGCATCAACACCAATCAGCCCCACCCCTCCACCAATGGCAACAGAAAGTGATTTAGGCCATCCGACATACTCAAGCGCGGATGCAAAGGTCAGCGTCAGGGCACCACAGAGCAAAATCTCAAGCGTTTTTCGTTTCCAGCCCCCACCACCGCCAAAATAGGCGATGCGCAAACCAGCCATAACGATCGACATAATCACTGCGCCCAGCGGAGTGTCTCCACGCCACCAGCTCTGAAACAACTCCAGCCAGTCCGGCCAGGTATTTGGGTTATGAGGCATTTCATCATCTCTCACCTCGCACATATCGCGGGTGCAAATTGAGGGAATAAAAAATCCCCGAATATTCCAGGAGCGGAAACGGGGAAAGGCGTTGCACTAAATGGGCCTGTCTGCGGCCTTAAATAAAAAACCCCGGCAAATGCCGAGGTCTATTAATCGTGGCTATTAGGAATATCACTGCACTATTTCATCCAGTCAGGCTACCAGATGCGGAGGCTGCTCTACCGCTTTTACAGCATTGTATTCACTACACTTATATATCCTGATATCGTTAAATCAACAGAAATAACCAATATCAGCAGGAAAGCATTAATATGGCGAACCATCTTTTTTTCACACTTGACAGGCTGCGTACACTGACGTCAGGCATGAAAATTGAGTTGACTGAACCGCACTGCCCAATCGTTCCACTTCAGGCTCATACGAGCTCATTGTTTTCCGACGGCGTATCCAGGCATGCAAATAATCTTTTTTTCAACTACCACATAAACCTCGTCAGCTCAGATGAACGATTTGGAGCAATAATAGAAATACTGCTGGAAGAACGAAGAAAATCACATTTCCCTGAAAAACCATCGCGTTTCCAATCAATTTTTGCATGTGAGTCTGTAAAAGAAGCAGCCTGGTTCAGAGGTTTTTCAAAGTTTCCACTTGATACCCCAATATTTCAAGTCAACTCATCGTCGAACTATCATAGAGGCGATATGAATTTGTTAAATCTGAACTGCTCCCCAGTAGAAATATCTCAGAGGCTGGATCTTTACTGGAAGGGAGAAACAACTCAGATTTACGCAGGGTATCAACCATTCTGGGAGGTACTCATTCCATTGCCAGTTATTATTGGAGAAAGAATTATCGAATAATGGCTCTGACACCAGAATCATTTCCATAGCCGAACTGACGCTGACAGATTTTTAATTCGCTTATAGCTTTCTCCATTGCTAGTAGCGCGTCTTCAGTGCGGTAGCAATCAACCTCAAGAACAAACGTTTTGAGGTTGTTGCTATCATTCCCAGCGAAAAGCGCATAGCTGGGTTGACCAGTCTGATTCATTCCCCCCCTCCTCAAACAACAAAACCCGCTCAATGGCGGGTTCTGGTAAAGTTCATGCGCTTGGTTCGCCTCGCGATACAGCTTTGCGAAGCATACCGGAATTGAAGCAGTTTATGCGTAAAAAATCAAGCTATTTTTTGAGCAAATGATTCTCGCATGGGAATATATAGGGCATACTCAGCAACAGCCAACCAATTAGCAATTCGCTTTTCGCATGTGCTAAAACACCACTCAGGATGTGCATCATTTAGCAATTCAGCCATTTTGCGCTTAGTCATCCCCCGTCCTTCATACCGTTGCCGGAGGACACTAATCAATCCAGGATGCTCTGCTAGCACCTCACTTATGACTCTATCAATACATAACGCCTCTGCATCAGTACAATGCGCCAACCAGCTTTTTTGCTTGCCGTTGATCATCTCCCGCAAAAAAGCCTCAAGTTCAGGTTTGTCCAGACCTGCTTTTTTCATCCTCCGGAGCGCCTCGTTAATTGCCGTTTTTGTCAGCTTTTTAGAGGTCAGCAACTGGTTAAACATATTTCCCGTCTTACCGCCGCCAATATACGACCAGCGCCCCCACATGCGCAGTTTTCCCTGAATCCAGACACTTTCCAGCGTGGTGAGACGAAGGTGTTCCCCGCTTTTGCCTGTATTTGTTGGGTAAATCATAAATAACCTTCCTTTCTCCAGATTTCTTGTGTGCGAAAAACACCTTCTGCATGCATCAGGCGTAATTCTTCTTTGGTGTAATCGCTGGTTTTTACCCGCCCGTCGATTAAATCGTGGCATGAGCTACAGGCAATCGCTGCCTGCATATCGTGTGGTTTTGTCGCTGTTCCGCACGTCCCCGCCAGCCTGTAATGCGCCAGCACAGAAGTTTCGGGATTGTGATTGCAGTAGCCAGGAATTCTGACGGTGCACATCTGCCCCCGCGCCGCTTTACGTAAATCCACCATTACGCAAACTCCAGTAACTGCGCGGCCACATTTTCGACTTCCTCCGGAGAGGAAAATTTACGGAACAGGATCCAGTTCCACAGCACATTCAGTACAGATTTATAAACCTGCTGAAACTCGGTTTCGTCCATATTCGCAAACGCGATGGATTTCGCCCTGCGCCCACGGCTACCGTCCGGATAAACATGATCGGTGTAAAATCCGGCCTGAATGGTTACCCACTCGCGGAAAGCCTCAAACGACTTTAGCAATGCCGTATCCTGGGTTCTGCGTGCCGCAACTGTATTCAGATATTGCTCTGCGGCTTCGCTCAGAGCTGGCGTATGTTCCCGGCTTACTGATTCACACAGGTAATCAACGAATCCTGAAACCAGTTTTCGTTCGCGAGGCGTGATCGCCCCTCCGACCGGAGTCCAGTAATCGAATCCGAGTTGCAGAAGTTTGAAAAAACGCTTATGGAATGCGTAGTTACGAACGCGCTTAAAATCAGCGTGTATCCACTCGCCTATTTTGATTTGATGCAGAAAATCGCAACTCTCTGGCGTCGCCGGGAGAAGTAAACCAGAAGAAGTTTGTTTAACCAGTTGTATATGCGCCATTGCTATCTCCAATGGCGCTGTAGGTTGCCAGTTGTTCAGGCTGGCTTACGAATTATAACTCATTCCCGAACCACCTTGAAACCGAGCCTTTCCAAGTATTCAATGAATGCCTCGATAGATAAAATCACATGATCATCAGGAATTAACGTTGTGTAGATAACTTCTCCATTCTCAACGCGCACAGCATAGAGGCCATCTTCACTAAAAATTTCACGTAATTCTTCGATTTTCATCAACAGAATCCTTCCAGATAAATAGCACTCCCCTGTTCGGGGTCCATCCCTCTTCTCCCTGCGCGCTACTTAAGTATTTTTGATTCTATTCCGGCACCATCCAAAACTTCAAACGCGTTGAAAATAAAAACAAAAACCCGCCGAAGCGGGTTAAGTGTGGGTGCATTGAGGATGCCTGACTCATCAGAGGTGGCGAGGGATTTCTCCCCCGCCTGGTCTCTTACTCCTCAGGTTCGTAAGCTGTGAAGACAGCGACCTCCGTCTGGCCGGTTCGGATTCGTACCTCGCAGAGGTCTTTCCTCGTTACCAGTGCCGTCACAATGACGGTTAAACAGATGACGATCAGGGCGACTAACATCGCCTTTTGCTGCTTCATAGCCTGCTTCTCCTTGCCTTTCGGCACGTAAGAGGCTAACATCCATGTGTCTAGCATGAAATTGGCCTAAGATTAATATTAAACGTCTTGCGGGACGCGTAATGTTAACTGGGCTTTTCTCTATCTGCCGTTGGTGTTCATGCCCGAGGCAGATAGCCTCAAGCACACGCAGCAATTTTACTTAACTATTTTTCCGAAAAATTAATTATTACTAATGCATAGTTTATAAATCACACGATGATATTATAAATCTAGTGTAAGGGAACATTTAAGTTAAGAATCACATTTTACTAGCCAAAAACATAAAACAGATCTCTTAATAATAAGCAGCTTTTATATAAAAACCACGATGTGTTTTCATAATAATATGCAGTACCAGCTACTCAGCAATATGAGGTTATTCAGTCAAGCTTTTGCGCCCGTACGCACTTCTCAAACTTGCACATGTTTCTCTAATCCTAACAATTTGCATACAATCAGGTCTTAGAGGTCGGTTGTGAACATCACTATCATATGTCATGGCTTGGCGTAATTCCTTAAACAATTTTGCCTTATATTTTTCACCACCGGCCCTTTCAATTTCTTTAGCGATAGTAGTTAAACTCTTAACCTCCCTACTCATTTTTGCTAACGCCAGTGTAGGTTCTTTATTATTATCTTCAGCCCAGAACTCTAAGGCAAAATCCTCAAGCAACTCCAGTTTTTGTCTAAACTCACCGATCCATTCATTATGAGCATCTTTAATAGCATCTCCTCTACTTTTTGTGGTTTGGAGATAAGCAATATATGCCGTAATCCCCCATCCAACTAAAACTAAAAACCAAGTTACATACTGATTTTCATCTTTAAACAAAGAAAAAAACTTACACCAAAAGTCTGCACTCCAAGTACAGACCTGGATACTTGAATTAGCCATGAGATACCTTTATAGCGTCCTCGATATATTCATTTATCTCGTCAATTAACTCAGGTTCTTCTTCTGAGATAAATTTAATCCCTTTAACCTTATCAGGACTCACGCCACGCCTAATCAATCCGCCAAAGCACTCCTCCAAGAAAGAAGAACCATACCCCTCCGTTCCATCAAGGTCTATTGTTAGATCTGGTGAATGTTTAAGCTCTCTTTCTACCCACTCACGAAACTCCTCACCAGAAGCGGGCCCCAATCTTTTAAAACGAGGTCCTGGGCAAGGATAACGACTGGCTACTTTTATAATTTTCATACTACTCAGTTTCCACCTCACAAGGAATTGTCCATTCAATTATAGTACCATTAACAGAGCTTTTGTAATCTCTAAGCACTTCGTTAATAATGCCAGTTTTCCCTTTGTAAATATAGCGCCCTTTTGATGAAAAAATCCCCATAAAACCATCACCTATTGAATCGATTACCGATTTGATATCATTCAAGCCTTTACCTCGGTTCAGCTCCCCAGTCCTCGTTTCCTGAAGTAACGTGGAAGCCTTTATATAAGTAGAATCCTTTACATTTGCTAATGGAACTCTAAGTTTTTTGAAGATGTTCATTAGCACACTTACACCTTGTGTTTTAGGCAATGTTGAAGGTATTCCCACTCCTTTATCACATATTACCACTGTAAGATTTTTGTCATGTATGCCAGCAAAGGTCCACCACTTAGCTGTTTCGTCATCTTCCGTATGCATTAAATCATCAACATAAGCATGCTCGACAGAATTAGACATGGCCTCAGTAAAGCCACGGTATAATTTTTTTGATGATTTTCTTTCTAACTCTTTTTTTATTTCCACCATCATTTCTTTTGCTAAAAGAGGCTCAGAACAAGAACCTGATGTATATTTCCAAAAAGTCACATCATCATAACTTTCAGTTTCTCTTTTAGGTTTCCTTAATAGATCATAGAAACCGACTTGATTCAAAATGCTTTCAATTTTCTTGTCTTTCGGATGTGAAAACCCTATGGCATTTACTCCAAATTCACTTTTCTTAATAAGCACATCAACTTCAGCGAGAAAAGATAACATAGCAGCTGCACTTATATATTTAGTTGAAGAAAAATCTATATAAACACGATTATTCTTCAACACGCAATCGCGTAAATTATTTAAAAATTTATTCATGATTTCAAAATCACGATCGTTGTAATAATTAATAGATATCGGAGCAGAAAAAACCACCCTTTTATTACTTGTTGTCAACTTTTTCTTCGAGACTCGTAGCTTACGAGTGCGTTTGTAATATTCCAGTTTTCTCTTCGCATTTTCTACTCCTTCCCAATCCGTGCTTTTCAGAGAATTAAATATCCCCCTCTTCAGTTTCGAAACTTGCCCGCGATAGTTTAGTTTTTGAACTTTTCTTCTTTTTTGCAGATTCATAAATATTTTCACATTTGATAACATCGCAGATATCATATTTCACATGAAAAATTTTTTGTAGCCCCTCCATCAAAGAAAATCGCTGCCTTTATCAAAAACATTTCGAAATTGTCAGCAACTTAACGTCCCCCCACCCCAACAGTAAAATTGATCCCACTAGCTCAAGTGAAAGTCACCCCGTAACATCCTGTTGATACCCAGCGCCTGCGCTTTCGCTCTTACAGCATAACTAGAACGATCGATCCCCCATATGCTTTCTACCGTCAACGTGCCTACACACTGACCTGAGTGCCATGATTTCCCTCATGCATAACCTGTTCACCGAATATCTCTCGAAAACCATTCTGGTAAAACGCCAGTACGCGCTGCATAGCTTCGCTCCTCCGACACTCGCGACAGATTATGTTCAGACGCCTGTCATAGCGGCGTATTTCTCCGTCTGGTAATGAATAAACCAGGTCCGGGTCGCTCTTTTTTTTCACTGCTGCTTTCGACATCTTTTTGCGGGCCTTTATCCAGTCCTTACGTGCCTGTTCAGACGGAAATAACCCGTAGCCGGAGTTGTATAAATCGCCACTGGCAACCAGCTCTCTGGCAAGAACACTCATCAGATATCTTGTCGCACCTGTCTTAGCTTCCAGTTGTCGTAACGTCTCGCGCCCACTCTGGCGCACGAGCTCAACAACCTTCCCCTTAATTTTTTCCCGCTCTTCTTGTGTAAATACTTTTGCCATAAGCGCCTCCGGCAATCACTTTTCCGATGCAACATGGCGGGAAGAATCAGTAATCTGTCGTACAATATCCCTGTGCTTGTTCAACTCACGCAGCGCGGCGCAGACACGCTCCCACTTCTGGACATGATTTTTCGCCCGACGCAGTTCGCGGTTTGCCAAATGCAGCGATGGCAAAATCAAATCATCAGATCGCGTTGCAGTAAACGATGGCAGCGACTGCACAATATCCGCCACAGTTTCTGTTTTAATTTCTTCCTGTGTTGCAGCCTCCTGTACTGGTAACGCAACACCTGCGGGCTGAGGAAAGGCCTTACCATCAGTTTCCGCTACCGATGCTGCTTTCGACTCTGCTGGTAAATTATCGCCCGGTATGCAGTAACGAAATTTACCGCCCTGATTTACGCGAATCAGACGACCTTTGCTGATTGCCATTGCCAGCGTTGAAGCCACTTTGCGTGATGTGGTACCAAACAATGTAGCCAGCTCATCAGCCGTTTGTGGTCCGCGTTGTTCAATCGTCGCGGTTAAATCGCACTCTGAGATTTTCGCTACTGTTGCTGTGGTGGTTTCTTCCGGCTGTTCTGCCAGTGCTGGCTGTTCCTGCCGAACGTTGTTATCAGCCACGCGCCAGGTGTACGCGGTTTTATCAACGAAGCCAGCTTTTTTCAGTTCCCATAGTTCGTTCAGCACTTCTTCACGACTGATATCAAGTCGCGCAGCAAGTTCTATGGATGTGGCTTTTCCCATTGCTTTCAGTGCGTCAAAAACGGTCTCCATTAAAATTTCCTCCCGGTAAAAATTACTTCGCAATTCCTGGCTGGACAACATTCGGACGCCAGCTCTCCCAGTTAAAATTCACCCAGCGTCCGCCGTTCATGGTCATGCGATCCATAATCCGCTCGCCGAGCAATGTTTTCATGGCCTCATAGTTCAGGTTTGTCAGCATCCCCACGCTGCGCATCGACGCTGTCCGGCGATCAACAATCTGGTGCAGCACCACCTGCTCGTTTTTCGTCTCGCGCTGAATGCCAATTTCATCAAGAACCAGCAGATCCACTTCGCACAGCTCCCGCAAAAATTTTTCGCCTGACTGCCCGTCGTCATAGCTGGCGTGCAGGGCGCTCATAACATCAGCCACGGTAACCACAATCACTGTCTGACCGTCTTTCAGCAGGCGATTCCCGATAGCTGCCGCTAAGTGATTCTTCCCGGTACCAGGTTTTCCGCTGAACGCAAAATTTGTACACCCGGTCATCAGTTCATCGGCGATGGATTTCGCCTGGCTTAACGCGTATCGCTGGCCGTCGTTCTGCACCTGGTAATTCGCAAACGAGCATTTACGGTGCAACGGCTGGATGCCAGAGCGATTCAGAATTTTTTCCACCCGCAACTGACGATTCAGGCGGTTGATCTCCTCGCAACGTTTCTGGCCTTCAGCAAGTTGCCACTCACGCCACTCCGTAACCGTTCTGAATGGGGCAGTTACATGTGGTGGGGTCAGTCTGCGGATACGCTCCAGAACGCCGCCTGTCGCAATATTTTTCATGGTCTCTTACCCCCTGAAGCCTGGCGGGATCGCACTGTCCGGCAACGAGACGGTGTTAACCTGTCGGAGCAACGTCTCAGGCCGAACACCTTTCGGCGCGAACAAGCCCTGGTATTCATTGGCGATGCTGTGTCGAATCACCTGCTCAGGTGAAAAACCCTGCTGGCGGAATTTTTCCAGCTCCCGTATCGCCCCGTTAGCGCCCTGCTCCGTTCGAATCGGTTTACGCAATGCCTGGCGAAATTCAACCCACTCACGCCAAAGCGAGACAGAAATCCAGTTCGGCAAAGCAATATCCAGAGGGTCAAACTTTTTGACACCTCGATTCCCCCGGGGGGGATTTAGGGGGGGATCTGTTTTTAGATCTTTATCTGTATCTTTATTAGTTGCCTTTGTGTTGACATCATGTTCAAACACCACTTCAACATCTGTTTGAACACCTGTTAAATTTCTCTCTTGTTTTGTTTGAACATCTGCTTTCTTTCTGCTTCTTCTGGCCTGAACAGATGCTTTTCCTGCGGCTGATTTTTTGGTTAATTTTTCCCTGACTGATGCCAGATCTTCCTCAATCCGAAGATGCACCCATTCCTCGCCGTTATCGCAAAAAAACTCCCGCAAGGATGGTTCAACATCAGCCCATCGCTCGTTAGTCAGACGGGCAATTTTTGCCAGCCTGTTTTTGGGTATTGGCTTTCCTGTTTGCCAGTAATTGAACATCAGCAACAAATACGCACCGTGCTCCTCTGCTGACAAATGCATGGTGTCAGCCAGGTAATCAGCTATGTACAGTTGCATGTATGGTAATGCGGCCATAATTGCCCCGTATGATGCTGCCCGGTGGCTTAGAATAAGCACAAACAGCATGGAAACTTTTGCTTAATGAACAATGACAGAATCGTCGGAAGACCCGCCGCCGCTGAAATGCGCTTTCTGGTAAACGGCCTGGACTGCATCATCATGCGCATCAATTGCCGTACTCAACGCTTCCTGCGCCGCCAGTAATGCACGGCGTTCCAAGGTATCGAAGATGCAGAGTCGGTGACGCAGCTCGCGCGGAAGGATTGCCAGAATTGCAGGGATCAGTTTCTGAATTTTTTCCCTTTGCGCTTCCGTTTCACCTTTTAACCAACGGTGATAGATGTTCTGCTGATTATTCCAGTCCTTGCCTGGTACCAGGGGCAATTCGCCGCCCCCCTGGCGCAGATATTCTTCAGTAATTGCGTTAGCGACCCACGCCTGCCCTTTTTCAGCGGCTAGGGCTAACAACACTGATTCGATGTGCTCATGCCTGATTTTCATGAATCAACTCCTGTGCATTTTGTGTGTTAGCCTTACACCCAACAGGTAAACCATCGGTCGGATTCGGGTAGATATCAGGCCGGAGTTCATGAGGTGTAACCTCGAAATTCGTTACTTCAGCAACACGTAATGCTTTTTCAGGGCTGAATCTTTCATAGCCCCCCAGCACTCGACTTACATGCACCTGAGATAAACCCGTTAGCTTCCCAAACTGTAACTGGGTGATATGTTTCTCTTTTAAATAGTCTCTTAAGTTCATAGCCAACCTTCTACGTTATGCCTCGAGCAAATATTAGCCCCACTAATTTTAAAGATCAACAGTCAGACTATCTTTGATAATATTGGTAAAACAAATAAACTCTATGTATGAAAAAAACACGCGAAGTGATTGCAACTCCAGAAGCGAGCAAGAATTTAAAAGCCGCATGGAATGCAAGAAAAAAAGAGCTGAAGCTGACTCAAGAGCTGGCGGCTGAGCTGTTGGGGTTCGAATCTCAAGGCACCGTTAGCCAGTATCTGAACGGCAAGATACCGGTAAATACCGACGCTGCGCTAAAATTTGCGGCTCTGTTAAAGGTAAAACCAGAGGACATTCGAGAAGACCTTAAAGACTTAATGAATTATGTAAGATCATCAGATACTTATGATGATAGCTTTTCAGGCAAAGGATGGAGGCTGGTCAATGAAGAACAGGCAGAGTTACTTAACCTCTTCGAGATTCTACCTGCGTCAGAAAAAGCCAAACTCCTTAACCAGCTACGTGGACTAAACAAGCTCTACGAGGAAGCCTTCGAGAACATGCTGGCACTAAAGAAACGTAACCAGTAGCCACCACTCACTACCCCATCCACAACAAAAAAACCGACGTCTTAGTCGGTTTTTTTTGTGCCATAACTTCTGCAAATCAGCTGTGTAACTAATATTTTTCCCTTGAAAAAACATTTACATAGTTACTAAATCAAAAATATCATACGCCATACTGTTGACTTAAAATATCCGTGTTACTAATATTTCTATCAAGAACAGCACGGCGCTGTAGGTTTTAGTTCCGCCACCCGGCGTTAAGGGGAAATGAGGTCAACATGGATACTATCGATCTTGGCAACAACGAATCTCTGGTATACGGCGTGTTCCCCAACCAGGACGGCACGTTCACCGCGATGACGTATACCAAAAGCAAAACGTTTAAAACCGAAGCTGGCGCACGTCGCTGGCTTGCCAAAAATACCAGCTAATCAATTTATTGGATTAATTCAATATTCTCGCTGTAGGGGTATAGCCGAGACCACCGAGCCTGAAGTGGTAAAAAGACAGGCACACAACACGAAAGCGCACGGAGGAGGTGTTTTTCCCTTAGAAGGCTTGTCGTTAAATTTCTTCGACCGTGCGCTTCCGGTTGTGAATAACAACACTACTGTGTGTAGTCCTGGCGGCATCAGTTTTTTTCTTGAAGTTCGACTGATGTCTGCCCTTTTTAAAGTGAATTTTGTGATGCGGTGAATGCGGCTAAGCGCACGCGGAACAGTTAAAAGCATCAGTGTTATGGGTGGATTATCCGACGTTAATTGTTAACTGGTTAACGTCACCTGGAGGCACCAGGCACCGCATCAACAAAGTTCATTTGTAAAAATGGAGATAATTATGATTGCACATCACTTCGGAACTGATGAAATACCACGTCAGTGCGTGACCCCTGGCGATTATGTTCTTCATGAAGGTCGGACATATATCGCCTCGGCAAATAATATTAAAAAGCGGAAACTTTATATCCGTAGCCTGACCACAAAAACATGCATTACTGACTGCATGATTAAAGTCTTCCTCGGTCGTGATGGTTTACCTGTAAAGGCGGAGTCATGGTGATGACTAAGAAAATAAAATGTGCTTACCACCTTTGCAATAAAGAAATTGAAGAAAGCAAAAGTATTAAAAGACCACTTCATTTCATGCGTGGAGTTATCCCAACGACGGAAATGAAAAAATATTGTAGTAAAAATTGTGCCGAAAAAGACCAGATGGCACACGAACTTTAATTAACTGACTATTCGAAACTGAATTTATGCCAGCAATGGCAGGGATTCGCTCAACCTTAATTAAGTAGAAAAACATGAACACCAATTATGAAGCCACTGTTGCAACTACTGATAACATTGTTCACGAGGTTTACCTGGAAGGAAAGCATATTGGCTACGTAATTAAAACAGAAAATAAAGAAACCCCATTCACTGTGGTTGATATCGACGGTCTATCAGGAAACTTTAAAACTCTTGTTGAAGGTGCCACAAAAATGTGCCTGGTTTACATCGGAAATAATCTGCCCGCAGAAAAAAAGCCGAATTTCTGGCAGATCTGATTGCAATGAAATAAAAAGGTGAAATCTGAAAAAAAGAAAGCCTGCACAGTGTGCAGGCCTGAGTGAAGAACCTGGGACATTTATTCATCACTCGCAGTAATTTTAATCTGAGTTGAGGTTAAAAAACAATGAGCACAAAACCACTCTTCCTGTTACGGAAAGCGAAAAAATCATCCGGTGAACCTGACGTCGTCCTGTGGGCAAACGACGATTTTGAATCGACCAGCACCACTCTGGACTACCTGCTCGTTAAGTCAGGTAAAAAACTGAGCAGCTATTTTAAACCTGTTGCCACGAATTTTCCTGTCGTTAATGACCTTCCCCCTGAAGGTGAGATCGATTTTACCTGGAGTGAACGCTATCAACTCAGCAAAGACTCCATGACCTGGGAACTAAAACCGGGAGCAGCGCCAGACGACGTTCACCATCAGGAGGATGCACCGGAAACCGAAGAACCGGCGGGAGGCCAGGAAGAAAACACACGGGCAGACGCTCACGGGGATTGCCAGGATTGCGAAGTATCCGTCGCCACTCTCAGTCTTGCTCATCGTTTCCTGCACCTCTACTTCTTTGGTCAGGAGTTCAATGGGAAATACAAACATCACGCCACACCGGAACAACGCCAGGACGTGATCCGCCTGGAGATGGATATGGAGGAGCATAACCTCCAGAGCATGCTTACAGCGGTGCGCTCACATCCTGAGCTGGATAAACTGACAAACCACCATCTGGAAAGACTGGCGCGCTCCGTGGAAAAGGCATTCACTCACGCAGAAACTCGCCGCATCAGTCCGGCTGAATACAACAAGTTCATATCCACCTGGATGAAAACCGATTACCTGGATCAGAGCTTACTGATAAAAGAGTGGGCAAAAGGAAATTGCGTATCTGAAATCAATCGCACCCCGTCGGGCGCAAATGCCGGTGGCGGCATTCTTACCGACCGCGGCGAAGGTTTCGTTCACGATCTGACGTCGCTGGCGCGCGACGTAGCCACTGGCGTACTGGCCCGTTCAATGGACGTGGACATTTATAACCTTCATCCAGCACACGCTAAACGTGTCGAGGAAATTATCGCTGAAAATAAACCACCCTTTTCTGTTTTCCGCGACAAATTCATCGCCATGCCTGGTGGGCTGGATTATTCCCGTGCCATCGTGGTTGCGGCCGTGAAAGAAGCACCAATTGGTATCGAGGTTATCCCCGCACACGTCACTGAATATCTGAACAAAGTACTGACTGAAACCGATCATGCCAACCCTGATCCGGAAATCGTGGATATTGCCTGCGGTCGCTCCTCTGCTCCGATGCCGCAGCGTGTAACAGAAGAAGAAAAACCGAATGATGAAGAAAAACCGCAACCATCTTGCGCAATGGCAGATGAACAGGCAACGGCTGAAACAATGGAACCGGACGCAACTGAACATCATCAGGACACGCAGCCGCTGGATGCTCAGTCACAGGTAAACCCTGTTGATGCGAAATATCAGAAACTGCGGGCAGAACTCCATGAAGCCCGGAAAAACATTCCGCCCAAAAATCCTGTCGATGCAGACAAATTGCTGGCTGCCTCGCGTGGAGAATTTGTTGAAGGGATTAGCGACCCGAATGATCCGAAATGGGTTAAGGGGATCCAGACTCGCGATTCTGTGAACCAGAACCAGCCAGAAACGGAACAAAACACGCCAGAAACTGAAAAAACTAGCCCGGATGTGAAACAACCTGAGCCAGTAGTGCAACAGGAACCGAAAAAAGTCTGCAATGCCTGCGGTCAGACTGGTGGGGATAGCTGCCCCGACTGTGGTGCGGTAATGGGCGACGCAACGTATCAGGAAACCTTTAATGAAGAAAATCTGGATGAATCTCTGGAAAAAGATCCGGAGGAAATGGAAGGCACTGAACCTCTGCACAAGGAGAACGCTGGCAGCGATTCGCATCACAATTGCAGTGATGAAACTGGTGAAGCGTCAGCTCCTGTAGCAACTGAAATCATGTGGCCATCATATTTCGAACCAGGCCGCTATGAAAACCTCCCAAACGAGGTTTATCACTCTGCCAATGGAATAAGCAGCACAATGCTGAAGGATGCTCGTATCAGCCTGATGTATTACCACGGACGGCACATTGCCGGAACTATTCCGAGTGAGGAAAGTGATGCACTGCTGCGTGGGCGGATCATTCACAGCTATGTTCTGGAAACGGATAAATTCGCTGATGAATATGCCATTCCGGTACCGGTTCCTGAATATGTGGTTACTACTTCTAGCGAACTGATCGCCATCATTAAAAAACACAATGCCAGTCTGCCAGCACTGATGACACCAGAGCAGATGAAAGAGTGGATCGAAAGCTACAACAGCACTCTTATACAGCCACTGTCTGTAAGTGCCGGGGCCGAAGAAACAGGCATCCTTTACGGTTCGCTTCCGGTGGAATTTCGGCGTATTCCTGAGGGGGAAAAACACACAGCATCAGCAATGAAAGCCTGTATTAAAGAATACAACGCAAGCCTCCCTCCTCTGTTGAAAACCAGTGGAGCACGGGAGCAGCTTCTGGATCAAATTGAAACTGTAGACCCAGAACTGGCAAAAAAAGAACGTGCTAAATCTTTGCCTTACAACATCAGTGGCACAAAAGAGCAATTAACCGAAATCGCACGGAAAATTCGCCCGGAACTGGTGACACTGGAGGACTGGCAAAAACGCCAGCAAGAAGAAAATGCCGGGAAAACGTTTATCAGTCCGGATATGTATGAACAGGCAAAAAATATTCACGCGGCACTGCAAAACAATACCGATGCAGCAAGGCTACTCAACCACCCGGATCGCAAATCTGAAATCAGCTATTTCGGGTTTGATGAAGAAACCGGGCTGGAAATCAGGGTCCGTCCTGATATCGAAATCCGGCTGCCATACGAAAGCATTTGCGCTGACGTGAAGTCAGTCAGCCTCGGTTATGTGCGACAGGAACGACTTAAAGATCGCCTGCACCGTGAAATTATTGAGCGTGATTATCACCTCAGCGCCGCAATGTATTGCGATGTGGCAAACCTGGACAAATTTTTCTGGATCTTCGTCAACAAAGATGCTGGCTATCACTGGGTGGCAGTCGTGGAAGCCTCGCAGGAACTCCTGGAACTTGGTCGACAGGAATATCGCCGGACGCTACGCCAGATAAACGAAGCCCTGGAGACAAACAACTGGCCAGCACCGATTACCGAAAGTTACACCGACGAATTAAACGACTTTGATCTTCGTCGTCTTGAAGCACTGCATCTGGCTTAATGGAGAACCTGACCATGCAAAATACCAATATCATCACGACAGAGCAGACACCAAATACCATTTCTGCCAGTAACACTATTTTTAACGTTCAGGCGTTGACGCAACTTCAGGCAGTAGCCGGCTTGATGGCACAGGCCACCGTCACAGTTCCCGATCACCTTCGCGGAAATCCTGCCGACTGCATGGCAATCATCATGCAAGCCATGCAATGGGGCATGAACCCCTACGCTGTGGCTCAGAAAACACACCTGGTAAACGGAGTTCTGGGTTATGAAGCACAACTGGTTAACGCTGTGATCTCTAGCTCAAGTGCAATTGTAGGCCGCTTCCATTACAAGTACGAGGGAGACTGGGAGAAATGCTCTCGCACCCGAGTGGAGACCGTTAAGAAAACGGCCAAAGGAGGCGGAATCTATGAGAAAAAAGAAACGATCCCATGTTGGACCAGTGAAGATGAGTATGGTCTCTCAGTTCGAGTTGGTGCAGTTCTTCGCGGTGAAAGTGAGATTACCTGGGGAGAACCGGTGTTTCTTTCCAGCGTGATTACGCGTAATTCTCCTTTATGGACCTCAAACCCGAAACAACAGCTCGCCTATCTGGCGTTGAAATACTGGGCTCGCCTTTATTGTCCTGACGTCATCCTGGGCGTGTATACCCCGGACGAACTGGAAGAGCCACAGGAAAAAATCATCAATCCTGTGCCGGTACAGAATTATAGCGAGGTAAGCGAGCAGCGAACAGAAGCCATCGAACAGCGTATTGACGAAGCGTGGATTGATGAATTCCGGCAGCGTGTCGAAAGCGCGGCCACGACTGAGGAAACCACTGCATTACGCCAAGAGATAGAGGATCAGAAAAACCAGATCGGCGAATTCTTTGCCGAGCTTAAAGGAAAAGTGGTTCGGCGTCATCACCGTCTCAATGCTATTGCCAGTATCGAGAAGATGATAAATGACCTTCCTTCATCAGGTGATCCAGAAGCAGAACAAAAATTTACTGCTCTGGAAAATACGCTGAATGCTGCCCGGCCACATCTGGGTGAATTATATGAGGCGTATAAAACGACACTGACAGATATGAAACCAGAATATATCGGCTCCTGATATTTACTTTGGCGGTGTAGCCTCACCGCCATCACAAAATTTTATTTTATGAGAGAAAAGACAATGCGGTATGAAAAAGTCAAACCATGCCCTTTTTGTGGTTGTCCATCAGTAACGGTGAAAGCCATTTCAGGATATTACCGCGCGAAGTGTAACGGATGCGAATCCCGAACCGGCTATGGTAGAAGTGAAAAAGAAGCACTCGAAAGATGGAATAAACGAACTACTGGAAATAATAATGGAGGTGTTCATGTATAAAATTACCGCCACTATTGAAAAGGAAGGTGGCACTCCTACTAACTGGACAAGGTACTCAAAAACAAAGTTAACCAAATCGGAATGCGAAAAAATGCTCTCGGGGAAAAAAGAAGCAGGCGTTTCCAGAGAGCAGAAAGTAAAACTGATAAATTTTAATTGCGAGAAACTTCTGTCCTCGTGAGTTGCATTATATCCAAATTAGAACTTCATAGCTGATTATTAAAAATCAATCACGTCCGCCAGTATTCTGTATATTTACTGGCGGTCATATCGTAAGAGGTATGGCAATGAATCTTGTGACACTCAAAACGTGGGGAAAACTCAGATATCCGGATAATCCACCATCAATATCAACGCTGCGACGATGGGCAAGGAATGGAAACATTTATCCTGCACCTGAACTACACGGGAGGAGTTACAGAGTGGTTCCGGAGGCTTTCTATATCAACCCAAATAAGGTTGATACCGATATAACACACCATCAGCCTAATGGGCGACAAGGGAGAGACAGTCCGTTACTGGAGAAGTTAAAACATGCAGCGGAAAAAATACGATCCCAATTTGCCTAGGAACTTAACATATCGAAGGAGGGACAAAGCATATTACTGGCGCAACCCTCTGACGAAAGAAGAATTTACACTAGGTAAAATTTCAAGAAGAGATGCAATCGCGCAGGCAATTGAAGCAAATCATTATATATACAAAAACTACTCTCCTGCTGCCTTAATTGAAAAACTTAAAGGGGTCGACTCATTTACTATGGCAGACTGGATTGAACGTTACAAAACGATTCTTATAAGGAGAAAAGTGTCCAGAAATACTTATAAAATTAGGGTAAATCAACTGGAAACAATAAAAGAAAAATTAGGAGGGATTTTACTGACAGAAATAACCACTCGCCATATTGCCGAGTTTCTTGATTTGTGGATTGAAGGAGGGAAAAACACGATGGCAGGATCAATGCGTTCTGTGTTATCTGATATGTTCCGCGAAGCCATTGTTGAAGGACGTATATCTCAAAATCCAGTAACGCCAACAAGAGCACCGAAAATAGTAGTTACAAGAGAACGGCTGAAACTAAAGACATACAACTACATCAGGGAGGCAGCAGACCAACTTCCGGCATGGTTCCCATTAGCTATGGACTTAGCCCTTGTAACAGGACAACGTCGCGAAGACATAACGAATATGCGATTCAGTGATATTTATGATGATCGTCTCCACATCAAGCAAATTAAGACAGGAATGATGATTGCTATCCCCCTGTCACTCAGCCTTCCGGTCGCTGGTTTACGGCTGGGAGCAGTGATTGATCGGTGTCGACTGCTAAGTCGGGGGGATTATCTAATCAGTGCAGGGATCAGAAAAAACAGCCCGGACGGCAGCATTCACCCGGACGGCCTGACAAAAAAATTTGTCGCAGCCAGAAAATTATCGGGTATCCAGTTCAGTGAAAATCCGCCAACTTTTCACGAGATCAGAAGTCTGGCCGGACGACTGTACAAAGAAACCTGTGGAGAAGAATTTGCTCAACGTCTACTTGGCCACACATCGGAGAAGACAACAAAACTGTATCTTGATGATAGAGAAAAAACGTACTTACTGCTCTGATTTTTACGTAAATGGATTGTTAAATATATTTTGGTTGTGATATAACCAAAAAAGACCGGAATACAGAAATTCGAGTAAATTTCGGGGAATTTCGGGGAAACGTTTGCAACTAGTTGATTTTAAATACAATTAAAAAGAGACCGAATACGATTCCTGTATTCGGTCCAGGGAAATGGCTCTTGGGAGAGAGCCGTGCGCTAAAAGTTGGCATTAATGCAGGCTTAGTTGCCTTGCCCTTTAAGAATAGATGACGACGCCAGGTTTTCCAGTCCACATGAAAAGTGGTCAGAAAAAAGCGTCTTTATCATCCTTTAAAAAGTAAAAAACGCCCGGTCTGATAAAAGATCCCCGGCGTTTTTTTGGGAAATCAAAAGGCTAATTCAGGTAATTAGCAGAGTTTTTCAGCTCGTTCTATAAATGGCGTCAGGCTCATTTTTTCACCAGGTTTGTTGGGATCGTCAATCTGGATCACTGAAATAGGCTGGGCCTTAGTCTTCCCGCTGGAAACCTCTTTTTGCGCAACATCGTTCAAAGGGTATTGCACCAGGGTGCTGGGATTAATGACATACAGCGCATTACCCGGTCGGCATGTCAACATCACTTCTTCGCGATTAAACGCCCATTTGTCTTTGCCAATTTCAAAACGGCTGACGGTAATCACCTGAGGAGCCGCCAGCACCGCTGTGGAACTGGTGAGCAACAAAAACGCCAATATACTTTTTTTCATCAT